TACCTGCAGTAGTAGTAATAGAATGCGGATATTGATTTACTCTTGAATAAGCATTTGCAGGATCTGTTAGTTCCTTAACATTTCCAACCATCTTATCAACTAGTTTTCTCTTGTTTGCGTCGTGTGTTATATATGAATATATTTTCATCCACTCGCCAGTATGGGTTACAATTGCAGTTCCATTAACTAATATACTTACTGAGTTAATCATATTGTATCCTAAGTTATCAATCCATTGAAACTCATACGGGATACCTGTTGCATCTGGGGCAATCTCAGGATGTCTTCCTCGAGTAATAGGGTTGATTGGTGAATAAATATCTGGTAAACTTACATGGATATACATATCGTGAACTAACTGTGCATTCCTGTCTACCTTAAGTTTCAGTACTCTGGGTGTAGAGGGGTTTAGATCTAGATTTGTGTTTAGGAAATCAAGTCTGAAGTGCTCCATAGCAAATTCAGTATGACGTTTGTACAAACTTCTAAAGTGAGTAAAAGATGGGGACCCAGTCACAAGTTGATCTTGTGCTCCTTTATTCACTAATTGAATTAATCCACCTGGCATTCTTATTATTTATGGACTGTTCTTTTTAAGCATTTGATTGCATGATCTCATAAGCTCCAGTTGCTGAACCAGTCTGTGTTCTTGTCTCCTTAATCTTATGCAATTCTTTCCCACCTTGGTCACTAACAACGTGCCTCCTCTTCTTGTAAATAAATAATGACATATCTTTCTTCGACTGTATGTGATGTGTCTTTCCTACCTCCTCACCCCATGGCGTCAGAGGTGGTGGTGTCGTAGGTGTCGTGTAAAAGAAGTTCATAGTTATGAGGCTCAATAAACCAACTCCAAGGATGTTGCCGATCATTTAATATAGACGCAGACGTTGATACGTGTTGTATCTAACGAGATTGACACCAGGAGAAAGAACAGATGGAACACAGCTACATATTCTGGTAACAGTCCTTTGGTTTCCAAAGCTTCCACCAAAACTATTCAATGCAGCTGGAGCTCCATATTGGGCAGATGTAATAAAGTCAGCAACTTGGGCATTTTTAAAATCAACTATCTTTGAAACTTCCCTTATAATTTTATTGTGACCCACACTTCTTGCCTGGTCTGTCAAAAAAGCAGTAGGATTGCACAGTACACAACCTACAGGAGTTACAATTCCATTAATATCAGTTTTATTGTTAATGGTCGTCAAATAGTTACTAGAAGTTACTAACTTCTTTACCTTAGTCATATCACTTGTACTCATAGACATGGGCATTTATTATATATAAAGTTTATAATATCGCTTTTATGATTGTTGAATCGTTAGTGTTTACTATATATAACCAATTATTAACCTTATCAACAAATAGTGATCTTGGATTATTTAGAACATAAGATGGGAATATAGTTGAAACATTGCCAGTAGTAGCATCAATCTTTCTTAGCGCATTGTTTCCAGAATCCGAAACATAAATATTATTTGATGAATCTGCACTCAATCCAAATGGAAGATTAAATCTAGCAACTGTTGGTGCACCATCTACAAACCCTACTCCAGAAACAAAGAAATCACTGTTTCCAGCATAATGTGACAGAAGCCCTGTAGCCATCGTGTACTTAAGGATTCTACTACAAGTTGTATCAGCTACATATATATTACCAATCGAGTCTGTGCAGATACATTGTAAGAATCCTAGTGGAGCTGATGGTCCTGGAACTGGGGGGATAAATGTATTACCGCCAAATCCAGAGACATAAGAACCATTACCAAAAAATGGAGAGCCTGTTACTTCTAAGCCAGTTGTTGTGTTGAATCCAGCAACTTGTCCCTGAGACCTAAAAAGGACATACAATGTAGTTCCAAATGTAGCCATCCTAGTAGGAAAAGTATATCTTGTTGGATTTCTAAAAAATATGGTTGTAGCTCCAGTAGCATCAGCTCTAATTATTTGGTCATTACCAGTATCAGCTATGTAGTAATATGGAGCAATAAACGTAATTCCATTTGCTGAGTTAAACCTAGTTACATTTGCAGCACCTTGTACATTCCCAGAAATACCTATTCCTGAAAAAATAGAAATTAAACTAGTAACTGGATTGTAAAATCTTACATCATGACTACCACCTTCAGCCACCCATAAGGCACCAGATGAAGACGCATAAACGTCTTCTGGGAAACTAAATCGAGTAGAAGTTGTACCAGAAACACCAGGTGTTCCACTATACAAAAAAATCTTAATTGTATTATCTGGTGCAAGTATAGCTTTTCTTTTAGGATTATGACCAAATCCACCACCAGGGCTACCCAATGCTGCAGGAACTCCATATTCAGCATATAATTGATAATCGGAAACGTGGTATGCTTTAAAATCAACTATCTTTGAAACCTCACGTACTGTCTCAATTCCCCCAGCAGTTCTCCCTATCTTTGTGTCGTGCTGAAATGGATGCTCAAGACGGTTTGCTTCTTTTAATAAGTCTGCATCATTCTGCAGCTTTATCGTATAATCAAATGATGTTTCAAGTCTCTTAATCCTTATAAGATCACCTGCGCTCAAATAAAGAGGCATTTATTATATACGAAACCAATTAATTTCGGTAGATGATACTTTAATTCCTAATTTTAATAACCTCTTATTATCTTCATAAGCTTGTGCATCAAAAATCTCATTCGAATCTGGATCTAATATTAGTTCAAATCCCTTAACCCTTACTTTTTGTAATCTTCTTTTCTTGCGAATAACATTCTTCTTATAAAATTCATCTCGTTCATCAGATGTAGAACTAGGCCTAAAAGCAAGATCCTCTGGTTGTGTAGTTGTATCAAATCTCATACATTGTAGGACTTCTCCATTTTTAGAATGTAGTTTCCTATGTATCTCACAATCTACTGCAGCCTGTTTAAGCAAGAGGTTAATATTTTTATTCAATCTTTCCTTTTCATATGCGACTTCATACATATATTCATCAGTCGACATGAACACATCAACTGGTGCATCAACATCATATCTCTTTAAGGCCATGTCATTCCTCCTAATCAGAACAATATTTGGACCTTCAGATGTAGTAGACTTCTCTGCTGGAAAAACAGTTATGTAAATATTCACTGCAAATGTACGCTCTGACATTGGTAACTTAGCATGAGAACAAATCCTATTAGCACGACCAATCGCCTGGTCAAGATCTGCAGGGTTCCACTGTGCCTCAACAACATGTACATTTCTTACCTTCTTCAGTGTAATACCCTCCTTAGCCGCTCCTGAACCAAACATCACACAAATGCGCGTCTTAATACTATCTTTCAAAGAAGACGGGAAACCATCCTCATAATCCTCATTGAATATCTGACGTGTGTAGTTTCTCTCGTCAACATCAATGTCTGCATTAAAATACGTAAATGCAGGAATATCTGGTTTCATACTTGGATCCTCAATATATCCTGCCTCAGTCTTCTTCAACTTGTATTCCTGGAAACCATTTTGTTCTAAGATTAGTGCCAATATTCCTGCACCCTCCAAGCTCTTGAAATTAGAATACACAAATTGGTTCCTATAGGGAGCATCTCCCATGTTCAATTTAATCCTTCTCATAATCTCAAGGAACTTAGGAGAAAAGGCTTTCAATGCCTCATTAGATAAGAACCTCTTTGGATCCGCCTTTATCTTTTCCAAAATTTCATCTTTATTTTTCTCGTCCCCTATAAATTCTGGTGGAATAGCATAGTTACAAATCAATCTTGATTTTGTCCTATATGTAGACAAGTCATCGTTCAAACCCTTTCTACCCCTGCTTGAGTCAGCCTTTATTTCATCCCAACGTGTTTCTAGGTAACGCAGGAACTGCTCCTCAGACATTTGAACCTTAATTAGCTCCTGCTGCTCAACTCTCTTTGGAAGTAATCTCTCATCTGCTCCTTTGAAATATGAAACTAAGCCTTGAATTCTTTTTTGGAACATAAATGCATTTTTAATTTTGAGTCCATCAATGTAGGTATTTGCAAACTCCTCAAACTTTGTAGGCAAACATTCTAGCTCCTCAACCTCATATTCATCTGCTAGTTCTGTTCCGGACACCCTTTCAGAAAATCTTTTCTTCCAAGTATTCACCCATTTCTTTATATCTGGCTCGTACTCCAAATCCTTGTTGTATTTAACAGCAATACGTTCATTCTTTTCGTTGTATACTGATTCGAAATGTGGAGGATTTCTTGTAAGCATAATAATCTTCTTTATGGAATTATATTCAATTGTATCAACTTCTGGGACAGATCTAAAAAAGGAGGTCATTAATCCTTCATCCCAAGATACTATTTGCTTTGTAGGAATTTGGATCCTCTCTATTTGACCCCTCAACAAATTCATCATGTATGCGATTTCATTTGGTTTATTAATGATTGGTGTTCCGGAAAGCAGGACTAGTTTTGAATTTCTTGCTTTGTAGATCATATCATATAT